AACAAGCCGAAACACATTACGTCCCTGTCTACATCGTGCGTGTTGGTCTCTATTGAGAGCCACGTATGGAACGCGACGGTGCAGGATCGTGAGATCAGCGAAGAGGTAACTTCAGCGAAGCGGGCAGACAAGGACGCGGGCAAGTTCGTCAAGAATCTTCTTGCCAAGAACGCCGAACACAAGGCGGTGCTGAACTATCGCCAGACCATCTATAACTGGATGCAGCGATGCACGTACGACTGGGCGGGATCGCAACGCCTACTACCTGTGGCTAACCTGACTAGGTTCCATACCGAGTACCGCGATCACGTGCAGAAGTTTAACGATCTGGTGGATGACTTCTTGGACAAGTACCCGAGCATCGTGTCGAACATGGCGTTTGTGCAAGGCACTATGTTCAATCGCAGCGAGTATCCCGATGTATCTGAACTGCGACACAAATTCAGCATCGACCTGATTCAGAGCGAAGTGCCGACCGGCGACTTCCGATGCGCTATCTCGCAGGACTTGGCTGAAGATATGTCTAAGCATTACGAGCGTCAGGCCAAGCGGTTGGTCGAGGACATTCTGAGCAAGCAGACCACCCAACTAACCGAGATCATGAAGTCGCTGTCGCATTGCTGCGAGACCGAGACGGTGATCGACGATAACGGCGAGGTGAAGATCCGTCGCAGAAAACTTTATGACTCGACGCTCGACAGAGCGCGGGAACTCTGTGAGACGTTCAAGAAATTTAATCTGACGGCTGACCCTCGACTGGAGGAGGCTCGCTCAGGACTTGAGCGGCTGCTTGACGGCGTGGAGATTGAGAAACTGCGGAACTCAGATACGCAGCGTGTCGTCATCAAAGAAGGTATTGATGACATCCTCAGTAAGTTTGGGATGTAAGGGGGAACTATGTCGTTTGAGATTGGTCAAAGAGTAAAGGTGCGAGACCAAGACATCACCGGGAAGATCATTAGGTTTGATTGGAACGGTGATGTAGTGATCGTGGATGACGAAGAGAACATCGATGGCGAGATGATACTTGTCTATCGACCCGAAGAACTGATCCCCGTCATGGGCGATGACTTCTTTGGTAACTGCAATAACTGTGTCGATTGGTAACGTATTAACTAATACTGTGAGGTAGCAGCATGGCTATTCAAATCGAAGATCCTGTTTCGTTGGATGATGTACCGAACCTGATCATGACGGTGGGTCATGAGATCACGGTGGTGCTGAAGGGTGAGCCGGGTATCGGCAAGTCGAGCGTACTGCGTGAACTTGAGGTGCGCTACGGCGATGCGTATGACTATATCTATGCAGACTGTCCGGTGATGGACTTGTCTGACATCGTGATGCGTATCCCGAACCATGACACCAAGGCACTAGAGTCTTACGTGTCGTCGCTGTTCAAACTTGATTCGCCCAAGCCCAAGATCATCATGCTCGACGAGTTCATGAAGACTAACAAACTTCTTCAGACACTCTTCACCCGGCTGATGTTGGAGAGAACCATTGGCGATAGAGCATTGCCTGCTGGGTCAATCGTGTTCGCAACGTCTAATCATTCCTCTGATGGTGTTGGCGATGCGATGCTCGCTCACGCTGGCAATCGTGTGATGGTGGTCAATGTGGATAAACCACGACACGTGAAGTGGAATCTCTGGGCATCGAACAAGGGTATCTCTCGCAGCATTCGTGCATGGGTTGCGATGAACCCGAAGTGCCTTGCGTCATACCTTGATGGTGGGCAGGACGACAACGAGTTTATTTTCAATCCGTCGCGTCGTGGAGTGTTGTCATTCGTGACACCCCGATCCCTTGCCAAGGTTGATGTCGTGGTGAAGAACTACGAGAAGTTGGGTCGAGCGGTGACGAAGGCGGCTCTTGCCGGTACGTGTGGCAGCGCGTTCGCTAATTCGTTTGAGGCATTCCTGACTCTTGAGAAAGAGTTGGTATCGGTGAAGACCATCCTCAACGATCCTGAGAATGTGCAGATGCCCGAGAAGGCAGCGGCGTTGTTCCTGACGATGTTCAATGCCGTGGACACTATCGAAACGCAGGACGATCTGTCTGCGTTCATGACGTTCGTGAATCGTATCCGCTCCGATGAAGTCCAAGAATGTTTCTTTACGATGGCATTGCAGGGTCGTATCAGCAAACTCGCCAGTCGTAACGAGCAGATCAAGGCGTGGGGCATGAAGAACTTGGAACTTATGATGCCGTGAGGAGTCTATGGAAGTAGTAGTAATGCGGAAAGAAACGTACGGAACGGTCAGGTTTTACCCTGAGAACAAGGAGGCGACGATACTCGCTACCTTGATGCGTAAGAAAACTTTTGACTATTCCGAGTTGCAGTTGACACGCGAGATGGGCGCGACCATCACAGTTAGATATCCAGAGGTGAAGTTATGAGTGCAGTACCGAAGCAAGTTGATATAGAGATACGTTTGAAGAAGGCACACATCAAACTAATCAAGCATCCCGAGACTTGTCTCTACGGTGGTGTGATTCTGATGGGTGAGTCGAGCATCGTGGATGACCCGCGTAAATGCCCGACTGCGTACACCGATGGCTACAACAAGCGATACGGTCGTGCGTTCATGGAGAAACTCTCTGACGAAGAGATCGGCGGTCTGGTGCTACACGAGAACTTACACGTGTTGCTGAAGCATATTCCCCGTCATCGTGATCTGATGAAGGAGAACGGGCGGCTCGCTAACATTGCGATGGACTACGTGGTGAATGACATCATCATGGAGATTAACAAGTCGTACCCGAAACTTGCATCCCTACCCGATAATTGTTTCTACGACCCGATGTTTCACGGGTGGTCTGTCCGTCGTGTGTACGAGTATTTGAAGAAGGAATGCGAGAGCGGCAAGGGTGGCGGTCGCCCACAAGAATCATTCGATGAGCATGACGATCAGCCGTACGAGGGCATGACCGAGGAGCAGCAGGGTCAGGCCAAGCGCGATGTGGATGATGCCATTCACCAAGGCGGCATTCTGGCGGGCAAGTTTGGCGCGAAGATTCCCCGCGTCATTAAAGAACTCATGGCACCACAGGTTGACTGGCGCGAAGTGCTGCAAGAATTCTGGGTGTCAGCAGTACGCGGTTCGGATGAACTGACATGGCGTAGGTTCAACAAGCATCGACTGGCTGATGATTACTACTTGCCATCGTCAATCAACGAGACGGTGGGCGAAGTGATCCTCGCTATCGATACGTCAGGGTCTATCAGCAATGATGACATTGGCAAGGTTGCGACTCACATTCGGGAACTGTGTGAGAGCGTCACACCCGAGCGTATCCGTGTGTTGTGGTGGGATACGAAGGTGCATGGCGAGCAGGTGTTCGAGGGTAATTACGAGAACATCACAAGTCTGCTCAAGCCGATGGGCGGAGGCGGCACGCGAGTTAGCAGCGTCAGCGATTACATCCTCAACAAGAACCTGACTGCTGACTGCGTAATTGTCTTCACCGATGGGTACTTGGAGGACGATATCAAATGGCGAGTGGACATCCCGGCGTTGTGGTTGATCACGCAGGGCGGGTCGCGTTCATTCGTGCCACCGAGAGGCGGCAAGATTCAGATCAACGATTAGCGTATTAACTAATACGGAGGTAGCGAGATGAAAGTTACATTTGGAGTCTACGATCACGTGTCCGGTTCAATAGATTTGGTTCAGCGGAAACTTAACGGTAACAAACCTAGCGAAGAGGAGTGGGAACAAGCAGCGCAAGAAGCCAAGAAAGTAATTGCAGATCAGGCCAATGCGAGATCTGAATATAACTTGTCGATTACATTCGTGCTAAAAGGTTGGGTATTGTTTGAAGACCGCGCCCCGGTTGGGCTGCGATGAGGTATACGTATGGACGAAGAAGAGTTTTTAGTCAGGCTGAATGGTGAGATGCGGCGGCTGTATTTCTCCGCGTTCCGGCATGGTTTCTTTAGTTGTATGTGTGGCGTGTTGATCTACTACACGATGTTCGCATGAACAAGTACAAACTAGACAAACTTCCACCACGCACGAAACTCTACGGTTGGGATTACAAGAAGGCTAAGGAGTTTCACATGACCGGGCGCGAGTGGATGCAGTACGCAAGGGTAGATGCGTTTAAGTTTGAACGAGGCAACGACGGTGCATACTCTGGTAACGGCATCGAAGTGTGGCTCGATGGTAAAGATATCAATCAACGATAGGAGTTATGAAAGTGGGTAAGTCCAGAATCAAATTCAACACCGACGATCTCTTCCTTGAGGGGCAGCATTCATTCATTGAGAAGCAGAGTTTCATCCGCTCTCCGCTGTTCCCCATCGTGGCGACCATGTACAACACCACCGAGAGAAAGATTCGTGTCGGTCACATCGTCAACAATCAACTTTCTACGAATGCAGATCCGAAAGAAACTATTATGTCTGCGGTACTTACTACACCGGAAGGCTTCATGGTGGGTAAGGTCAGGTGCAACCGTGGCACGTTTGACTTCTCAGCGACGAGCGATGGTGTATCCGAGCCGTCGAGCAATGTCCTAATCAGTAGCACAAGCGCAAATTATCTCCGGGTTAAACTGTCCAAGAACTCTGATCACGTAGCAGCATCATGGCTGAGGCGTACTTCGACTGATGCGATATGTGCTGTATCGAATGTCCTGCGCTCCATCTCAGACACGTTAGTAGACAAGGCGTACGGTCGCAGCGTGTCGAGCCGCCCGACAGTTGAGTACGACTCTGATATCACTACGTTTTTGTCCAACGTGGTCATGGGTAAGACCACCATGCTTCAGATGCCCGCTGAGATGCGCCAAACTTTCGACAGCAAGTACAACGACTACACGCTGAACAACAACAAGTTTGAAGAGGCTATCGAGAAGACTAAAACTTTCTTCGACCAAGCCAAGTGGGTGTTGATCAACGAGGTCAACCACGGTGTCATACTGGGCGCGATCTTCCCCGATGGTGCGGTTGCAGGGTTGGATATCTACAAGTGGGGCGACTCTCTGCCGCACGGCGAGACGCATGACTTTGCACCATTCTCGCTGATGCCCAAGTGGTACCCATGCTATGACGCCATCCCTGAAGAGTACCGTCGTGAATTAGATTATGCGCTGATGATGCTGAAGGTACACCGGAACGCAGATCATTTGATTCCGCAGGCTGACCATAGGCACATCTGGATGGATATCGGCGCGGCGAGTTGGGGGAAAGTAATGATCCTGCCGAGGTGAGGTATGTATCACGATCCACTACCTTTTCACGATGGCAACAAACGGGTGTACGCCGAACTTGTTGACAATAATCTGCACATCCACGTGGGCGACTCCATGATCAGGATGCTGCCCTTAAATGAGTTGCCCGATCATATAAGAACTAAATTAGCCATGATCCACGCATGGAATTGGCAGAAAGAAGATGGGCATTACATAGGAGCGTGGAGTCCGGTGTTTGATTTCCCGTTTTTACCCGAGTATCCAGAGGCATCTAAAGATATCGGTTGGCGGTTTTCCGTATGTGAATACGTGTTGGTCTTGCCAGAAGAAGTCTTAGAGGAGTTGCGCGGCGAAGTTTCCCGTGGTTAGTTAGCGTATTAGTTAATACGCTGATTGCCATGAGGAACCATGACTCCAGAAGCCAAAGTAAAGAAGCGCGTCAAAGAGATTCTTGCTGATCTGAACGCCTACTACGTGATGCCAGTTACAGGGGGCTACGGGAACAGCGGAGCGCCAGATTTTATTATTTGTATCGCCGGGTTGTTTTATGGTATAGAGACAAAAGCAAACGGTGGGAAGGCCACCGCACTTCAGTTGAAGAACCACGATGACATACGTAAAGCCGGTGGCATCGCATTGATAGTTGATGAAACAAACGTAGAGAACCTACGCAAGGAGTTATTAAGTCATGTCCAAAGCAAAGAAGATCCTGTCCCTTCTCAGCAAGGGGAACTCAATCAAGCAAGTGGCAAAGGCCACAAAATCAAGCGAGGCGTACGTGTACTACGTGCGTTGGACTGATAAAAAAGGTAAGACCGCACCCAAGAAAAAGAAGTCGAAGATCGTCAAGGCTGTGAAAGAAATGAAGCAAGCCTTGGATGTGATTGAGAAGAAGCCGACGAAGTTAATCATTCAGCCACAACACAAAAACACGGCCATGAAATTGCTTGCCGAGTTGGATGTGGCAGAGAAGAAACTTGATCTTGTCAATCGTCCCCCGCACTACACCGATGGTGGTATAGACACGCTGAAGTTCATTGAGGCTAAAGATCTCAATTACCGATTGGGTAACGTGGTCAAGTACATCAGCCGTACCGGTAAGAAAGTAGATTCTGATCCTTTACAGGACTTGGAGAAGGCCCGCTTTTACTTGGATCGTGAGATCGAAGCGCGGAGAGATGCGTGAAACCTAGAAACGAATTCGCTTTCCCTCAGTTGGAAGCGGAGCGTTTGAAATGGTGGGGACATGGCATGACTCTGCGGGACTACTTTGCAGCCAAAGCAATGCAAGGGCTGTTAGCGTCTCAC